TCCCTGGAATACCTGGGTATGATGTGGCGCCTCCACTCAGTTCCAGATTGGAAACATCGCGAATGTGTGCGGCCCACTGATCGAGGACTGCTTGTTCTACCTTATCCTCATCGGCTGCATCAGACTCACTCATCCCTCGCCTGATGTCATCATAAATAGAGTACGGGTTATCCGTATCTTTTGTGTACATATTGTCGAGGGTCAGGTTCTTAGAACCCTCCTCAGCAGACGTCTGCATTTCTTGCGCAGGCACATAGCGCCTGGAAAGGAACGCGAGGGCATCTCTCAGTTCGTGTAGCGCGTCACCTTTAGCCATTTGTCCGTCCGTTCCGAGTCATCGCCATGATGGCATCTGGGCCACCCCGTCTCTGCATCTCGCGACGTCTCTGTTCTGAATTCATTGTCTTCCACTGCTTTTTAAACTTACGGTCAACTTCGGCGCGACTGGACAGCTTCTCCTCGCCAAAAGCAGGAAGGTTCTTTTCGGCCTCCTGTGCCTTTCGCTCGTGCCTGTCCCATACAGCATCCACGCCAAGTAATGCACGTTCTATCGGATTCATTCTTGCCATATACCTATCCCATCTGCCCTGCGCCTGGTGCTGCGGGAGCTGGTCTTAATACTTCGTCAGTAAGAGCCTGTCTGACCTGACCATCTTCCTCAGTGGCGGGCGGTGTAAATCCAGCCATACCGTTCTGTGCCTGTGTCTGTGCAAAGCCCTGCATTCTCTCCTGAGACATTCTCTCTGTCTGTTCGGCATACAGTTCTGCCAGTCCAAGTTCTCTGCGCTTTTTCTCTGCAAGAGCAGTCATCAGGACTGGATCGGCAAGAACATGTTCCTCAAGTATCTGGTCGGTTTCCGCACTGATGTTATCAAGCATCTGATCTTCCTCCCAGTGTCTCTTACGGCTCTTGAGGCCCTGTGAGACAAGAGATGCACCTTGCTGAACTCTCTGCATCCTGACTGCCTCGTCGGACAGAGGAAAGCTGGTTTCTATATCATAGCTTCCCTGAAGCATAGACGGTGAAAGGCGTATGCCGTTGAGGGTAATGGGGTCGCCCCATGTCGCAAGCATTCTGAACCATAGTCCAACAGTCTGTGAAACCATGTACGAAAGCTGTTCCATTGTTTCTATGAACCGTTTGTATGATACCTGAAGCATCATTGCATGTTGTCCCACGGTATCAACGCCGATATCCCTCATGCCGAATGAAGCCAGTGGTACGGTGCCAAGCACAATCTCCTGAAATATCTTCTGTTCAAGGTCTGCAAGAAAGCCTGGTAGTGTGGGAATGGGAAGGAATCCCATTTCCCTGACGTCTACCCCTCCGATGATGGCGTTACCGCCTTCTGCAAGCTGTTGAGCCAGTTCAAGAGCATCTCCTCGTGTCACCAGCATGCCGTATGCTGCCTTCATATACAGTTCCATCTTGGCACTGCGTACCTGATCGTACTGTCTGAGCAGATCGCGTATTGGTCGGAGTAGTCCGTGTCCGAGTTTTTCGGCACACATCCCGTCTTCGCCTGTTGTCATGTCTCCAAACCCGCCCCATGCATGTGCAAACGGTACAATTCGGTGGAGGTTCTCTTCCTGCAACAGAATCTGAGGGCCAGCTTCGTCGGACATCAGAGAGAAGTGCTCGGCAGTGTAGTGCTGAATTACTTCGATCTGTTCATAGCCGTCCCTGAGTGAGTCCATTGTCTGTACGTGTATCAGGTTATCCTCGTCCTGTTCCTTTTTCCTCTCCAGAAACTGTTTGAGGTCACGTCGCGCCCATTTAGTGCGTTTAACCGCTAAATCAGGCTGACGTTGCATAGGTGGCAGGAGGATACTGAACGGATGGGGAGCTGCAAGCCAGAAGGGATTGAAGTTCAGTTTCTGGTTTTCGTATTCCCTCATCTTGGCTTCGTACATCGGGTCATCTTTATCGGGCTCTTCCGCACGTGAGGACATGTTAAAGCCAGTTTCCAGAACGGCGTAGTTGTATTTCAGCATACTGCGTCCTGCCATTTTGGTGGGCAAGAACATCTCTTCTTTGGATGCGTCTATCCAGAGGGAGGTCGCCATTTCCTCTACCAGATCGGAGTTCTCCTGTGCATATTCGGAATGTCCGATAACGGCGCGTTTGAATTTAGGTCGGTAGGGGAGAAGGTTATCGGCAGTGTGGTCGATAATAATGCGTCCAAGGTTGGTACGCTCTGTATTCCGTGGGGCAACAGCCTGTTGTTGAGCACTCCAGACCCTGTATGAGCCGTCTGTGAATGAATCTATCTCGGCCCACTGTTCATGAGTTTCGGCCCAGACATGTTCGAGCTGCTCCTTGTCGTCCCTTATATCATTGACCTCTGGTTTAGCCATGCAGACCTCCTGTGCAGAAGCAGTTCTGTGCCATATTACTACGGCACGTGTGCTTCATGCAAACGTCGGATACCGTGTTGAGGAACCCCTGAGCGGTTTAGGGTATGCCGCGTGGTTCCACATCATACATGCAATCGCGGTTGCCATTACTCTGTCGTCATATGCACCCTTAGCCCGTTCTGGCCGTCCCTTTTCGCTCCATATGAATGTCATCATCTCATCTCGGAGCCATCGGGATTTTATCACCAGTGATCTGTACCTGACTGCTTCGGCGAATTTCTCCAGCATAACAGGGCGGCTCTGTCCGTCTGTCTGCCATCCTGGCTGAATAGGTACCCGCGAGGTGTTGTCGTGATAATAAAGCCTTCCGCTGCATGAACAGCCGCCAAGGAGTTCGTCAACCTTATCAACAACCACAACACTCTCTCCGTCACGTTCCTGTCCCTCTCCCGCGCGCTCAAGCCCCATATAAGCATGGTTGTACATCTCGTGCAGATTCACTATCTCCTGTGCAATCTCGTCAGGATGCATCCTTCCGTGAAGCTCTGCAACCTGTAAGCCCGTCTGCCAGTCAAAAACCTCTACCGCGTTATAACTTCCAGTCCGTCCCCATGCAGTATCACCACCAAGTACGTATCTGCCGTTTTGTATAGGTTTCTGCCATATAGAAATAACTCCCCGTAAATATTCTTTAGGTTCTTCAAGGTCATCCTGCATTGCCATCATGGCGTCGTAATCAAAGTAAGCCCTCACGCGAGGGGGCGCCAGCGCCTCAGATTCACTCTGTGGATTTTCCTTTTCAAATCGGGCATCGTCACTTGCAAGTTCACGCGCCTGCCTGTAAGAGTCATCGTTTCGGTTGGGTCTGTCAAAATACCCAAGGAACAACCTGTTCTCTGACTTCTGGTACACACGCCTGAATTCGGAATCCACATTGTCAGGATTCGCCGTCGAAACCACAAACATCTTTCCGCCCGTATCCTGTATCAGTGGCAACAGAGCATTGTAAGAAGAAGCAAACTCTTCGTGAAAATCAGCCTCGTCAAGCAGTATCTCAGTACCCGTAAATGACCTTCCTGCCTTCGCTGTAGCAGGAAAAGCCTCGATAGTACCCCCACCCTTAAACTTCAGCGTAGTAGCGTTGTCTATGAGCAGATCAACCTTTAAATGCTCAGGAAGATGATCCCATATGAAACGACAATCAGCTATAACTTTCTTCGCCTCAACTTCTCCCTGAGAAATCACTGGCAAAAAAGCATTCTCATGATACATCCCCATCCACGTAAAACGCGCCTCAAAATATGAGGTCACGCCAAGTTTTCTGGCCTTCAGATTAGGAAGTACCCCGCCAGGCCCTACTCCCTCTGCATATTCATGCAACTTCATTAAATGAGGCCACTTTATAAATGCTACACTCCCTTTACCTAAAGGAGGCGGATCAGGAATAAACACATGATCCAGAAAATCCACCAACTCCCGCTCTACTAATACCCTCTCATATCCCAGTATCAACGCCCTATCATCTATCCCAGATACCATAAACTATACCAACCTCATATATATCTACAAATGTTAAACCCTAAAACGTCAAATACGTTAAACGTATGTGTGGGGTATAGGGTTTCCCTATTATCTCCCCCCCAGGCGGGTACGCGTTGCGTGCGTGCGCATTATGCGCGTTCCGTTAACCGCCGTTGACGCCTGCCTACTACTACTGCCCTACCACTGCCCTACTCCTCGACGTCTTCGTCTTCGTCACTGTCCCCATTATCAACAGTGGGTTCCTCTTCATTGTCTACCTCTTCTACTTCGATCTCTTCTACTTCAGCCATTGTTATATTCTCCTATCTGTTTATTGATCTCTAGAGTATTACCAGAATCCCCATAATCAGGGTTTAAATGCTCACTGTCCAACGTTGTATCCTCTTGTAATGCTGTACTATTCCTTAGTGTATTTACCTTGCTTCTTAGTTCGTCGGTCGTTGTATTCTTCAACGCTTCAACCAGCCTTGCAAAGTCGGTTGTCGTGCTATGACTTTCCACCTGGGTGACGAATAATCGCTGACTCTTTCCTAGCA